TAGCTATGGGAGGTGATGGTGAGTTTGAAGGTGATGTATCAAGTATCAATCCATTACCTGTTATTGGGCCTCTTACAAATGATGAGTTGAGAGCTACTCCTGTTGATGTTGATACTGGATTGATCCAAGGATTAACTAATACAGAACTAAGAGCTACACCAATTCCTATCTCTGGAACAGTTGATACTGGACTGGTACAAAGTTTAACTAACACAGAGCTAAGAGCTACTCCAGTAAATGCTAAACTAGGTTCAGGTGACTTGACTATAGATGCTTGGGGTAGTCCTAAAGTAAGCCTACCTTATTCTATATTTCATGGCTTATTTACCTTTGACGTACCTCCCTCTCAATGGTTTATGTATCATGGCTCTACACAGGTCTATACAAGCACCAAGATCACTTCTATAGATGGTAGCTTGAGTGTGATAGCTGATGCTGCTGTACCAGTATCTGAGGTGGTTTCTAGAGCTTCTCCAAGGTATCAACCAAATAGAGGTCATCTATATTCAACTGCTCTATGGATGCCTAATAAGACTAATGATGGTATTAGAGACTTTGGATTATTTACTGTAGAGAATGGTGTATTCTTTAGATTGAAAGCTGATGGTAAGCTTTATGCTGTGCTTAGATCAGGTGGTGTAGAGACTAGAGAAGCAGAAATAGATACATCTGGTCTTATTGGATTTGACGTTGAGAAAGGTAATGTTTATGACATTCAATATCAATGGAGAGGTATAGGTAATTATAAGTTCTATATCAATCTTACATTGGTTCATGTGTTTGAATTACTTGGTACATTAACAGCTTTGAGTATGCAAAATCCAGCTTTACCTTGTTCCTATAAAGCTACTAGAATTACACAAGATGTATCTATTAGAGCTGGTTGTGTTGATATTACTTCTGAGAATGGTTCCGATGATAGATTACATTATGGATCAGCTTATGCTGCTCAAACAATCGGTGGCACAAATGTTCCTCTAATTGTTGTACTTAATCCATTAACTATTAATGGTAAAACCAATACTAGAATGACTGAGCTATCTAGAATCAGTCTTAACTCTGATAAGAATGGTTCGTTTAGAGTATGGGTTACAAGAGATCCAACTGCTATTACTGGAGCTACATTGGTTACTAGGGGTAATGGATCATTTATTCAAACTGACTCTCCTGATGCTAATCCTACTGCTGTTCCTGCTACTTCTGTGAATATTGCTAAAATGACCCTTGTTACTGTTATGCCAGTTAGAGCTAATATTCCAGTTAGTATGAATAATCCATTCCAGGATAAAATTGATTTTCCTTTAGTAAGGGGAGATTATTTAGTTGTTACTGGGACAGTGGGCAATGCTGTATGTGAAGTTGTTGTAGAATGGGGTGAAGCTCTCTAATGCTAGGAGGCAGATTACTATTAGCTTTACATGGTACTGGTGGTGCTTCAGAGTATCCTGGAGTACCTGTTGTACATAAGCCTATAGTTAGTGTTGGTGGAGATGGTAAAGTTATTAATCTTCCTTTACTTATGAATACTAAAGTTAAAGAAGATAAAGTAACTCCTAAGATTAATAGATTGCTTTTAGAAGATGAAGAACTTATTATGTTAGTACAGGTTCTTATTGTTAATGAACTTATATAGGTATAGAGATGAATTTACATGATGAAATAGAATATATAACACCAGTAACTTTAACTATACTAGTGTTAGTATTATTTGTTGTTTATATGTTTGTTGCTTACGTATGACATGTTATTCTTGTTCTCCAAGATGCTTAAGATGTTCTAAGACACCCTGGTATTCTGCAGTTTGGTTAGTAGCATTAACACCACTAATATTGATTGCTTCTTTTGGATTGCTATTAGTGACTTTGATAGTAGATGTAAAGTTGTTTAAACAGTGGGTATTTAGAAAGTTAATTTATCTCTATAAGAGGACACACGATGAATTCAAATGAAGCAGTAGAAACCATTGAACTTAGTATTAAACAAGCTCAAGTATATGTAAATAAAATGGATAGTGTTTATTCACTTATCAAGAATAAAGACTTTATTAATGTAATTGAAGAAGGTTACTTTAAAGAAGAAGCTAGTAGACTGGTATTGCTTAAAGCTGATCCAACAATGCAGAAACCAGATGATCAAGCTATGCTTAATAAGTCTATTGATGCTATTGGTTACTTTAGACAATATCTAAGTAACACTATCCAGATGGGTAGAATGATGGAAAAGTCTATTCTTTCTGATCAAGAGATGAGACAAGAGATTCTAGCTGAGGGAGAAGAATAATGTCTGAGATTACTCTAACAGACATTAATGAAAACATTGTTGGTGAACATTACTTCACGGCGGCTGATGGTTATTGCTGGGCAGATGGGCAGAATCGAGAGAGGAGTGTCTACCCGTCAGCGTTGGGATTACTTACCTTCTGCGTGCTAGTACTGAAGAATGGCTTCACTGTAATAGGTGAGTCTGCTTGTGTTGATCCAAAGACTTTTGATAGAGAAATTGGTCAGCAAATTGCTCGTGAGAATGCTATTGAGAAGGTTTGGCCTTTAATGGGTTATGAATTAAAGACTAAGTTATCTAAAGGAGAAGAATAATGTCTGATGTATTGAGTCTATCAGATGAAGATTTCTCTAACCTTCCAGAACCTGAAGATGTACCTCTAGAAGAGGTTGTAGAGGCTGTAGAAGAGCCTGTAGAAGCTTCTGAAGGGGATAGTGACCAAGAACAAGAATCTATTGAAGAGGAGCCTAATGATGGCTTGCAAAGCGATGAAGAAGAAACCAGTACCGAAACCTCCGAAGAAGTAGAAGAGGAAGAGGTAACTGAAGAGACTTCTGAAGTAGAGGAAGATGTAGATTATAAGACTGCATTTGAAGAAGTATTTAAACCATTTAAAGCTAATGGTAAGGAAATGCAGGTAGAAAGTATTGAAGATGTACGTCAGCTCATGCAAATGGGAGCTAACTATAATAAGAAGATGGCAGCATTGAAGCCTAATCTTAAGTTACTCAAAATGCTTGAGAATAATGAGCTATTGAATGAAGAGAAGTTAAGTTACTTAATTGATTTGGATAAACGTAATCCAGAAGCTATTAAGAAGCTTATTAAAGAAAGTGGTGTAGATCCACTTGACATTGATATCAATAGTGAAGTATCTTATAAACCTAATACTTATACTGTTAATGATAAAGAGCTTGAACTAGATGCAGTACTTTCTAAAATTAAGGAAACTGATACATTTAGTACAACTATAGACATCATTGGTAATAAGTGGGATGAAGCCAGTAAGTTAGTGTTATTGGATAATCCAAATGTAATTGAGATTATTAATTCTCATGTTAGTAGTGGTGTATACCAGACTATTACAGATGAGATTGATAAGCTTAGAACGCTAGGAAGGCTCAACGGTTTGAGTGATATTGACGCTTATAAAGCAGTAGGCGATGCACTGTATGCCCAACCTAAACAGGCAAACAACATTAATGCTACTACTAGTAAAGTAACCAATAAAGAAGACCCACGGCTTAAAGAGAGAAAGAAAGCTGCTTCAACAACTAAAAGTGTTGCAAGCAATACAAAACCAGATTTTAATCCTCTATCAATGAGTGATGAAGAGTTTGAAAAGTTTGCTTCTAGTAAGTTTATTTAATGTAAAGGAAATTTAAAATGGCTAATGAAATCGTTTATGGTAATAAAGAAGGTACTACCTCTTCGGTAGGTTCTCAGATCAATATCTTTCACTTCTATAAGAAAGCTCTTGTAGAAGCTGCTAAAGAGTCTTATTTTAGTCAGATGGCTGATGTTCGTAGTATGCCTAAGAATATGGGTAAGACTATTAAACAATATCAGTATTTGCCTATTCTAGATGATCGTAATATGAATAGTCAGGGTATTGATGCTAATGGTGCTTTGGCTTCTGCTGTTGCTAGTACTAGTGGTGTTAAAGCTACTTCTTTTATTAAGGTAGTTCTTCCTGAGAATGCTGGTGCAGGTAATCAATATGATTCTGTTGCTAAGTACTTCAGAGGTGATGCTGTTTGGGATACTGATTGGGCTACTACTGCTGCTGCAGCTCTAGCTACTGCTAAAGCTTCTGCTCGTGGTTGGCTTATCAGTCAGGGTGTTGTAGATGCTGATGGTGCTACGTCTGATACTACCTATACTGAGTTGGTAGCTACGTATGCATCTGCTGGTGCTGATGGTAGCTTTAAAGCTGCTACTGGTCTTGCAGTAACTGCTGGTTATGAAGTCTATGAGTATCGTAGTGCTTTGGCTACTAACTATGGTAACTTCTATGCTTCTAGTAAAGACGTAGG